ATACCGCTAAGGAACTTAGTTGCTCTTGGTGCTGGCATCGTTATGGCTACTACTGCTTACGTAACTCTTGACACTCGTATCATCTCTATTGAACACGGTCAAGAAATACAGAACATGAACATACTGGAAAACTCTGCGTTTGTTCGTGAATGGCCTCTAGGTCTACGTGGTGCCTTACCAGATGATCTTATACAGAACGCTAAGATTATGGCTCTGGAAGAACGCAACGTAGAGATACACGAGTTACGCAGGCAGCTAAATAAGATAGAAGTAGAAATTGGTAAACTGAATGCACAGATAACTGTGGATCATCAGAGTGGTAAGGAATAATCATGTCAGACCTAGAGCAAGCATTAAGTCGGTTAGAAGCTCATGAGCGTGAGTGTAGTATTCGTTATGAAATGATTCAGATGCAGTTGGACGCACACAATCAACGCTTTGATAAGCTTGAGAAGATGATGACAGGCGGCTTTGCTTCTATTGCTGTTATCGTTACTATGGCTATTGCTATCTTGGAGTTTGCTAGATGATACAAGCTTTGATCGGCCCTATTGTTAACCTTGTTGGTGGACATCTGCAACGTAAAGCAGAAGAGAAGAAGGCTGTTCATGAGCGTAAGCTAGAGGTTATCAAGCAAGACAGTAACTGGGAAAACATCCAAGCAGGTAACGCAGGGGCATCGTGGAAGGACGAGTGGTTTACATTGTTGTTTTCTATACCTTGTATTCTTGCGTTTTACGAACCAGCAGTGCCTGTAGTTATGCAGGGCTTTGTTGTTCTTGAGGGTATGCCTGAGTGGTACAAAGCATTCTTAGGTGCAGCAGTAGCAGCGTCGTTTGGCCTACGTGGTCTGGCTAACTGGAAGAAATAATCATGGCTAAGACTCCATTGTTTACAAAACAACCTGTTAAACAAAATCCTATTGAGATTCCTCCTGAAGATGTTATTGGTCCTACGCCAAATTTAGGAGATGCTGATGATATATTTCAAATTCTTTTTGATACTATTATTGGTGAACAAGGTATTCCAGAAGGCGTTTCTCCTGAAGTTATTGAGGCACTCAGAGGAGACTTTGGGCCAACTACAATTCCTGCTGAACTTCAAGAAGTTGCTATAGAGATAGCAGAAGCAGGCGGCTTTGATGAATGGCTAGCACAGCAGCCTACAGGTGATCCCGGTGATTTGTTTGAGCCAGATACAGGGTTTGAAGAAGATACAGACTTTTCTCTTCCAGACCAAGTAGAAATTAACTTAGAAGATTTTCAAAAGATTTATTCTTCTAATCCAGACGACGACAACTACCTTAATCCTGATGAGTACATGGAAGGCGGTACGTATACTGACCCTGAAACAGGTACAGTGTATGTTATTAATATTCCACCAGACCTAACAGATACTGAAGAAGATGCTGGCGGTGGAGGTGGAGGTGACGCTGGTGGTGATGCTGGTGGTGACGCTGGTGGTGATGCTGGTGGTGACGGTTCAGTAAAAGGTGATCCTGTAAGACAAGCACCTATAGATCCTGAGCGTCCTTGGGAGTATATAGGTAACGGTAGGTTTAGAAATGTTACTACTGGAGAAATCGTTACAGATCCAAACTATGATCCAAATAATGATTTGTATGAAGTAGGCGGAGTTTACAGTAGAGGTGATGAGGAGTCTTTAGAGCCAGAACCTGAACCACAACCCGAGCCTGAACCTGAAGTTACACCTTTACCATCAGTAACAGGTCCAATAAAGGGTGATCCTACAAGACAAGCACCTATACAGCCCGGTGACGGTGACGGTGACGGTGACGGTGACGGTGATGGTGATGGTGACGGTGACGGTGACGGTGATGGTGATGGTGATGGTGATGGTGACGGTGATGGTGATGGTGACGGTGACGGCGACGGTGATGGTACTGGAATTGGCACTGGCGCAGGAGGGATGTTATCACCAGACGGGGCGTTTAAACCCTTCATGACTTCAATAGGCTACACACCCGTACAGTTACAACAACTTATTGCACCGCCTAAAAAAGACTACGTTAGAGAACTTGATGGGTTAATTGGTCGCAGTTTATTTGGGAAGATGATTAAATGACGTATTTAAACATAATGAATAATGTGTTGCGCCGGTTGCGTGAAGAAGAAGTTAACAGTGTTAACGAAAGCACTTACTCTAAGATGGCTGGTGACTTCATTAACGATGCTAAGACAATGGTTGAGCAAGCTGCTGATTGGTCTGCACTGCGTACACGAGAGTCTGCTTTTGTAACTAGCGTTGATGACAATCTATATTCTTTAGTAGGTAGCGGTGATGATGTAAAAGTTATGTCTGCGTATGATACAACATCAGCTAATGAAGTAGAGTATCAAACAAAAGAATGGTTTAACAATGAAAGCTACGTTAACGGAACGCTTGTTATAGCCGCTAAAGGTGGCCTTACTGGCAGTCCTACGTACTATACATTTGATGGTGTTGACGCTAACGGCGATACTCAAGTGCGTTTGTATCCTATGCCTGATGATGCTTACAATCTTAGATTTGTAATGGTACGACGACAAGCAGATTTGTCTAACAGTGCAGATGTTCTTCTTGTTCCGTCAAAGCCTGTGATTCACCTTGCAGTAGCTTTGTTAGCTCGTGAGCGTGGTGAGACAGGTGGTACTTCTACTGCTGAATACTTTGCTATTGCTGACAAGTACCTATCAGACGCTATTGCTATTGACGCAGCAAAGCATCCAGAAGAGATGATCTTTAGGACTATTTAATATGGCCCAAGAACTACGTAGTATTAATCTTGTAGCCCCGGCCTTCAAAGGTATTAACACTGAAGATTCGCCGTTGGCTCAGGATCCGTCGTTTGCTGAGATTGCAGATAACGCAATTATTGACAAGCGTGGTCGTATTGCTGCACGTAAAGGCTACGACGTTATTACCACAAATAAGACTGTTCTTGGCACTGAGACGCTACGTGCTATTAGAGAGTTTAGAGACAACGCTGGTAACAGCAAAATCTTCTCTGTTGGTAACAACAAGATTATTAGCGGTACAACTACATTAGTAGATGAGACACCCGGAAGTTACACCATTACTGCTGACAACTGGAAAATGGTTGACTTTAATGACAGCATTTATTTCTTTCAGCGTGGTTATGAACCTTTAGTTTATAGTAACTCTAGTAGTGCAGTACAGAAAATGTCAACACTTGCTGGAGCGTCAGGTGCAAGTGACATTCCAAAGGCTAACGAAGTCCTTGCTGCTTATGGTCGTCTTTGGTGTGCTGATGTAACTAATAACAAGTCTACTGTTTATTGGTCTGATCTGTTAATCGGACAAAACTGGACAGGCGGAACTAGTGGTAGTATTGACATCTCTAAAGTATGGCCTGACGGTTATGACGAGATTGTTTCTTTAGCGGCACACAACGGACTGTTAATCATCTTTGGACAGCACAGCATTGTTGTATACCAAGGAGCAGAAGCACCAGCAACAATGTCACTAGCAGACACTGTAGCAGGCGTTGGTTGTGTAGACAGAGATACAGTACAGCAGACAGGCGTTGATGTTATCTTCTTGTCACATACAGGCTTGCGTAGCTTTGGACGTACGATACAAGAAAAGTCAATGCCTATTAGTACGTTATCCCGTACAATTACAAAAGACATTATTGGCTTGATACAGGGAGAGACAGAGTTCTTTAGGTCTATCTACAGCCCAGAAGAAAACTTTTACTTGTTAACATTTGTTGGACAGCAAACAACCTTCTGCTTCGATGTTCGAGGCACGTTAGAAGACGGTTCGTTTAGGGTAACACGTTGGCCCGGTTCTATCTTTACAGCTTACGAAAGACTAACTGATGGTACACTGTACGTAGGGACAACAAACGGTGTTAGTGAGTACAAAGGCTATTCTGATAACGGTGTAAGGTATCGTTTTAAATACTTTAGTCCTAGCTTGACATTTGGTGATGCTTCTCGCTTAAAGATTCTTAAGAAAATTAAGCCAACGCTGGTAGGTGCAAACAGTGCTACCGTATTTATGAAGTTTGCTTATGACTTTGGTACGTCTTACAGGACAACAGAGTTTACAGTAGGTAACCAGAATCCTGCTTTTTATAATGTCAACGAGTTTGGCGAAAATTCTAACCCACTATCAGAGTTTACTGGTGGTGAACTTACTAACCAACGCAGTTTGAACGCTGTCGGTAGTGGTACAACTGTTGTTGTCGGTCTTGAATCTGACATCAATGGCTTTGCTTTATCACTACAAGAAATTAACCTACTCGCGCTGATAGGTAAAACGCTTTAATTAGGAGCAAGCAATGGACGAAGACGAATACAACATTGGTATACCATCTGATGTTCTTAGTGCGGGAGTTACTTCAGACGATCCCGGCTTTATGGAGCAGTTTGGTGACTTCTTGTTTGGAGGAGGCGCTCAGGGTCTTGCCGGGCTTGGTCTTCTAACAGGAGCTTACAACAGACTTGGTGGGATAGGTGAGCGAGGTTTAACTTTAGGAGAAGGGCTAGCTGAGACTCAGTTAGGACAAGCTGCGTTTAGACCTTACACGGTTACTACTGCGACCGGTGGTCAGTTTATGGCTGGTCCAGAAGGAGACTATAGGCTAGGTCTTTCCCCTGAAGAGCAAGCTTTTCAACAACAGATGTTTGAACGCTCTGGTGGTTTCTTCCGTACACCTAGAGGTGCCGCAGGCTTAACAGATGCAGGCATTGAAGCTGCTGATATAGGCCGTGCAGAGCTAGGTCAGGAAGCTTTTGGAATAGATCCAACTAGAGCGGCATCTCAACAAGCATTTGGTCTAGGTACTCAGTTCATGGGAGAGGCTGGAATGCCTACAGCAGACCGTGAACAAGCTATCTTTGAGCGTATGAGAGCAGCACAGCGTCCTGAAGAAGAGCGTCAACGTCTCGCAACAGAAGAAAGATTAGCATCACAGGGTCGGTTAGGTCTCCGCACTGCACAGTTTGGTGGCGCACCTGAGCAGTTTGCATTAGCGCAAGCTCAAGAAGAAGCACGTAACAGAGCTATGCTGGGTGCAATGCAACAGGCTCAAGCAGAACAGCGACAGCAAGCAGGACTTGGCGCTCAGTATGCTGGACTAGGAACGTCGTTAGCAGGACAACAACAAGGCTTGCAAGCAGCACAACAAGCTAGAGCTTTGCAGGCGCTACAAGCAGGTCAAGGATTGATGTCTGGAAGACTTGGTTTAGAACAGCAAGCACAACAGTTAGGTATGGGTGCGTTAGGTGCTAGTTACTTACCGCAACAAATGCTTCTACAGAGCTTAGCTCCCGGTCAGACTGCGGCAGCTCAGGCACAGCAAGCTCAGTTGTACGGTACAGGTTTGTTTGGTGAAGCTACTGCTTCTGGTATTGATGCACTGTTGGGTGCAGGTCTTGGACAGGCTAACTTGATGGGTGCGGCAGGTACTGGTTTGTTGTCAGGCTTGTTCGCTAGCCCAGAATCTGCTGGCGGTACTGAAGATAACCGTAGCGGTTTCTTTAGAAGTATTTACGACTACATTACAGGAGGCTAATCATGGCTAGGTTTGGTAGAAGTTTTGTACAAGCTGCAACACAGCCTCAGTATGCTCAGGGGTTGTTTACTGCTGCTCAGCAGATGGGTGCTGCTCCGGGTCGTAGACGTGCAGAAGAACGTCAAATGAAACTGTTTGATGATATTAGCAAAGCTACCGGACAAGCTCAAGCCTCTGCTGTTGCTGGTGATCCTAACGCGCTTGCTTTGAATATCAGTAAACTTGAAGCCTTAAGAGATTCTGCACCTACCTTAAAAGAAAAACAAACTATTGATGCACGTATAACGCAGTTAAGAAACCTAACAGGCGCTGCTGAAGCTAAAGGTTTAACACGAGACATTAATGCTGTGTCTCAGATTGATAACACACTTGAAACTTTAGATACATCAACAGAACAAGGTAGAAAAGTTAAAGAAGCTTTAGAGTCTCGTAAAATACAGTTACTTCAGAATCCAGAAATTGAACAAGGTTACAGACAAGCTCAGGTAGATCAGTTTAAGTTTAAACAAACAGAAGCTGCTATGCTTGAACAAGAATACCTAAGAGATCCTAACAATCAGAAACAATTTTTAGACGCTATACAGTCTGGGGATCAAGACCAATTAACGGCTGTTTTAGATGCTGTTCCTGATCAGTTTAAAGCTGTAGCTAAGGAGTACGTTACAGGCGCTCTTAGAAACAACGAAGTCATGAATCAGTTTAACGAGCGTTCTATTGCTATGAACACTGCTCCTATGACAGATTCTGAAATAGATTCTTTTGTTAAAGACTTAGATGAAGATGTTAGGGGCGCTATAACTGCTGAAGTTAACGCTTATAAAAAAGCCTCTAAAGGCTGGGATGACGGTACAGGTTGGTCTGGAAACACAGCGGCCTATGCTCAAGCAAAACAAGCTGAGAAAGCGTTAAGACAAAAAGCATCTAGTTTATCAGAAAGAGCTTTGTTTTTAGACATAACAGAAAAACGTAGAATAGCTGCACAAGATAGAGCTACTATTCAAACAGCAGAGCTGCGTATGCTTGATCGTCCTAGTGATAATGCTATTGAAAAACGCGCTAAGATGATAACAACAAACAAAGACGGTAAGCCTACTCTTGCTGATAGGGCAGAAGCTTTAACGCAACTTACGCAAGAAAATGTAGAAGATCAACTTGAAGTTATTAATAAATTAGATCCTGAAAAAGCTAAAGAGCTAGGTTATGAAACTGTTGGTGTTGAAGAGGCGGAGCAAGTATTAACAGAAAGCCCTACTGAAGAAAATAAACAGTTGTTTATACGTCTTTATGGCTCAGAAGCTTTTGCAAAGTGGCAGACTAAAAACGAAAACATTTCTGAAGAACCTGTTGAGCAGGGGGTTTTAGATATTGCTGTTGGCGTTCCTGCAAGAGCTGTAGGCAGTTTAGTTCAAGAAACTATTATAGAGCCTGTTTCAGAAGCCGTTACTCTTGGCAGCTCCAGAAAAGAAGTGGGCAAAGCTTTTAGAGTTTTTGGAGGAGATCTTAGTAAAGTTCCTTTAGAAGCGTTACAGCTTGTAGTAAATGACAAAGGTTTTAGTAAATATAAAGATAGGATTCAAAAAGAAATTAACAAGCGACAGGGATAATAAATGTCTAATCCTTTTTTAAAGACATCTCGAAAAGTTTCTAATCCTTTTCTTGTAGACCCAGAGCCAGAGTATAGTGCTATCCGTTCGGGCGCAGTAGATTTTGTTGAGTCTGCTGTGGGTTTGGGTGATGAACTAGACGCAGCAGTTCGTGTTTTATCTGGCGAGGCTGCTGATTACAATCAAGCCATAGAACAGTCTCGTGCGGAGTTGGATGCTTTTGAGAGAGAAAACCCAACAGCGTCTAAGTTTTTAACTGTAACTGGGTTAGGTGCTGGTTTGTTTGTTCCCGGCGCAAGTTTAGTGAAGATTGCACAAACAGGAAGCAAGCTAGACAGGGCTGTTAAAGTAGCTACTCTAGGGGCCGCTGAAGGTGCCACGTATGGTTATCTTAGTGGTAGGGATGAAGGGCGTCTTGAAGGTGCTGCGTTAGGCGCTGGTCTAGGCGCTGGTCTAGGCGCTGCCGCTTCTGCGCTGACACGTAATGTTGATGAGATAGCCGCTGCTACTAAGAAGGCAAAGTCTCAACGTGTTGGTAAAGAAGATGGTTTCATAGGCGGTGAAGAAGGTTTTGCTAATGTAGGTCGTGCAGGTAAAGGCGGTAATGTTACTGACGCAAGTTTACAAGAACGCAACGCCACCACTATTCTTGTTGGCGACGGCATCAAAGATAGTATGGGTAAGGCGTCTAGAACAATAGGTAACATCCTGTTAGGTACAAAAGAGTGGACAGCTAAAAACGTAGGGGCTAGGGCAGCGCGACTTATTGAAGACTCAGAGATAATGGTTCGGCATGAGTTGAGCGCAATTGATTCTACATTTGACGATATGTTTGCAACTACCTCTAAAGTGTTTGACAACAACCCTACATTAAAGACTGCTCTTCTTAAGATCAACAACAAGTTTGGTGACAAAGCTGTTAGTTGGGAGCAAGCAAAAAGTATTGCTAAGACCGCTGAAGAAAAAAAAGCGGTTCAATTAATGCAGGACCAAGTTAAAAAACTTAAGGATATGGATTTTGTTAAGTTTCCTGAAGGTGATTACATGCCTACTATTGCTTTACAGAAAAGTAAAGTTATGGGATCTAACGACTACGCTAACCCTGTTGAAGCATTAAAACAATACGCTAAAGATATTGCAACAGCAAGAGCAGTAGCTAAAAGATTTAATGTAGATATTAAAAATATAGATTTAAAAGAAGAAAAGCTTCAATCGCGAAGTCGTATTGATTCAGTGTTTAAGGCTATTGACAAAGCTGCTAAGAAAGAACTAAAAGGCGCTGCAAACGCTAAGGCCATACGGAGCAACCTACAAGACGCTCTTCGATCTACCTTAATTACTTCTAAAATGGGCGGTGATGCCGTTGGTGCTGTTTCTAGAAGAGCAGTGTCTACTGCGTTACTGGCTAACCCTATGAACGCTGTGTTAAACATCATTGAAGGCGTCACTGCCCCAGTGTTTCAAAACGGTATTAAAGCATGGGCGCAAACAGTTCCTCGTGGGCTTATTGAAACCTTTCCAACGGTAGCTAAAATAACTGGTGTTAACCCAGAGAAGTGGGTATCTAACAAGCAGTTAGGACTTGATAAAAACTTTTACGGTGAAGTAGCTAACACGGTTCGTAACGAAACTACAAAGACGGCTGAAGTATTTAACTACATCAAAGCTCCTGAATTATTGGGTAAAGGTATAGATGTTACAGGTCAATTAGCCTATCGAGTTTCTGGTGTAGAGAAAGTTAACCGAATGGGACAGGAGATGTTATCTAACTCTGCTGTTCAACGGGCTGTTAATTTAGCCAAAGCCGGTGATGCTAAGTCTATAGAGAAACTTAAGCGTCACGACGGTATGCGTGGACTGTCTCAGTCAGAATTCAACAGTACAGTCAACGCTTTACAGAAGATGAAGCAAGGCGGTTCACTTAGCAAGGACGAGCTAGGTTACGTGTTGAACTTTGCAGGTGCTTCAATGAACAAGTGGCAGCCTGTTAGTGCTAGTGCTATGCCTCGTGCCTATAACGATAATCCTAACGCTCGTATGATGTACAGTATGTTGTCGTATATGAACAGACAAATGAACAACATACGTACTGAAGTAGGTCTTAACTTAGCAACAGTAGCTGAGAAGGGCATTAACACTAAAGAAGGCGCTCAGGCAGCTAAGACTGCAATGATTCAAACAGGCAAGTATGTTGCTCTATTTGGTGTTATGGCAGGTGTCTGGGACGATGCTCGTAAAACTCTTGATCTCAGTAAAAACAAAGAAATTGAAGATGTTTTGACTCCTGAAGGTATCGCTTCTGGGACGTTAAATCAAATAGCATCTAACATCAGTAGCGGCGCAGTCAATATTAGAGCAGAAGAGTTTGGAGGACAGACCGTTAGTATCAGCCCAGCGCCTGTCCAAGCCATTAGCCGTACAGCTTCTGGTTTACTTACTGGTGTAGAAAGAGCTGTAACAGGAGAGCCAGAACCCTTGACTCCTTTACTCCGTACAGCTCAGACATACGCCCCCGGACTTGCCAACATAGATAGAATACTACGAATGACAAGCGGGGAGCGTTTACTTACAGACGACTAGATCTCGCAGTTGTTACCTGTACAGGCTAACGTCTGTGATCCTTCAGTCATATCAGAGTTCTCAGAGATGTTCCACTCAATAGTCTCTGGGAACTCTGCCTTCAACGTCTCATAAGTCTCTAAGTCAATAGGCTCATAAGGTGCTTGTTGATAGGTATGCTCTGAGTATGGTAAGAACGACACACCACTGATCTTATCGAACTTGTTGTACAACCACTGACCCACCTCCAAGAACTCATCGTCACGATAATAACAAGTCATTGATGGTTTGTGTTCACACCAGAAGTCCTGATAGATCTCCCATAGTTCAAGTTGCTCCATAGCACCCATCTCAGAGGCTACTACAGCCCCGTCAGGAGACTTTATAGGGAAGGAGAATACCTTGGTACTGGGTGACATTACATCGTCCTCTACAGGCACTCCTGCGGCTTCTAAGACTTGGCAGAGCGGGTCTCTTGCATCTGCTCTAACTCGTCTAATGTACTGATCCGAGTATCTAGGATGGATGCCAGATGCAGAATCAACCAACTGACTAACAGTACCGGAAGGTTTAACAGCAGTAATGGCAGTGCTAGTATTAATACCAAGCTTGTTAGCCCATTCCTTATTAGTGTTAATTGCTTCTTCCTTGAGTTCAGTAAGCCAAGTTTTGAGAACACCTTTATCTCTCCTTCCCGACAACGTCGGATGATCCATGATACCTGTTAGTGATACACCTAGTAACGCTTCTTCCTCAGTGTTTTTCTGCCACACCTTACGAAGGTAACGGAAGTTAGTTAGGGTAGCTTGTAGAGTTCCAAGGATAGACGCAATACGTACTTTTCGTTTAAGGTCTGACAACGTATCGGTTGACCTGACAACAACTTCCGATAGATTGCAGAATTGGTTAGGTCGTAGGATGATCTCGCTACATGGATTAGTTCCAAAATCATAGGTAGCA